GAACGCAGGACGCCTTGGAACATCTTGCACCATCTATCCTGCTGTTTTTCCGCTGTGCGCTTCAAAAACGGGCGTGGCGGATTATGTCCCCCAAATTCATTCAGATAGCCAACATACGCAACAGGCGTACCATCGCTATAACTGGCTTCCTCGAATATCCCAACCTGCGTTTCATATTTAGCATCTTTGATGTTTTGCAGATACTTTTTCAAGCCTTTCAGCCGCAAGTCAATCTTCCCAATCGCTAACATGATGTATACCCGATATACCGCATACCAACACGATATTTAGCCGTAGCGATCCAAAACATACTGCCACATTGGGTCTGACTATACCAGTTAGGATTGCTCGTATACGCCTGTAAGCCGACGGACACTTTACCCTCTGTGGCAGATGTTAGCAGGCCAACCATGCCTGTACCACGCTGTTGTAGTGTAGCAATGTGGCACACAAGCATGTATAACAAGGTCTTCCGCTCCGTTAAATCATTTACCTTGCTATTCTCGGTATTATCCAACAGCAAACATGCAGCATTGAAAAAGATTCCCAACTGCTCGGGCGTAAACACATTTTGAAATTGTGGATATAACGCTAAAAATTCTTCAGCATCAAAAACAACCACGTTCATTTACTTTTCCTCAAATTTCTCCGTCTTTGCTTTTTTCGGGTCGATAGGCTCAAAACCATTGCGTAAATCCTTACGTTCGATGGCTTCTTTCCTTGCCTTGCCTGCGGTAGTAGCAAAAATCAAGCCTTTAGTAAATCTCGGATCATCCACAAAATTCCGCTTGATTTGCTCCCATGCTTCAACAGGAACATTTGCCGTAATACCATATGCACCAACAGGCAAAACGCCAGCTTCTTTGCCACGCAGATTATTTGAATTGCCGTGAATTCTGATTTTTTCAATTTTGCCCTTGTTATTCAGCACTTCAAAAATACAATCCCTCGGGATGTTGGCACATACTGTTACAGTATCGTTTTTTACAGGCTCAACCACTTCTTCGGTATTGATTACATCGCCCGTATTCAGCACTTCTTCGTTAACTTCTTCTTTTCTCTTGCGTGTACGTTTTACTGCCATTTTTGATATACCTCATATTAAAAGAAAATCCCCTCACCGGATCAGCAAGGGGATTGTTTAAAACTCGCTTATACGCCTGCCATAATCTGAATAGCATACGGACGCAGTACAATAGCGCCATAAGTGCCAGCAGAGAATTTCTGCTTGTAGCTGGACAGTTCGGGAATCAACTGATGGGAACGCATCTTTTCGGAATAGCCCAGTTCAGCAACGGGCGCACCATCAACAGTACGTGCCGCCAGCAATACAGAATTACCACTTGCATTAGCCAGTTCCGGCAGAGTAACGAAACTGATATTAGTGAAGTAGTTCTTCAGAATATCAATTACGGATTTGCCGTATTCGGTGGATTTACCTAACATAACCATAACAGCAGGCGGAGCGGCAAGCACAAGGTCGCTATCAATGGTGATACGTCCTGCACTATTGGTAGCCAGTTCCCCAAACAGTTTGATAATATCATCATAAATCTGAATGGTGGTTTTATCTGCCCACTGGGTCGCAGCGCCAACAGTGGTCGGGGAAATATCAGCGTTCAGGTTCGGGTCGTTCAGCAAGCCGTAAATACGTTTACCAGCTACGCCACGCAGATAGAATTTATTTGCGTCAATATCCAGCACTTCAGCGGCAGAACGCTGTTTCTCGGAAATCAGGTCAATAGTAGCACGACTTGCAACAGCCGCTTCACGTTCACCATAACGGATGGTGGTCTGATAAACGTAGTTATCACGTTCAGGATATACCACGTTAACATCAGCGGTAGGTTCGTTACCATAATCGGTATACGGAGCGGTACCCCCTACAATTTCAGCCGCCTTGAAAATAGCGGAGGAAGTAGTCCAATCACCTTTACGAGTTTCGCCAAACAGCAGACGAGCGTTTCTCGGCGCGGTCAGGATATCAACCACGGACGGGTCAACATAAGCGGTGAACACAGCGGGAACACCTACGTTCGGGGAAGTAATAGCCGCATCAGCGGTCATGCCCTCGGTGATAAAATCTCTTGCGCCATCAAAGACAATGCCTGCATCTTTCATGGCTTTACGGAGTTCGTATTTGGAAATAGCCATTTATCTGTTCTCCTTTCTTACCAGTTAGAAATAACGGAAATTTCGTTAGCTTCAGCGGTAGTAACGAAATAGAAATCGGTTTCAACTGCACCGCTAACAGTACCGCCAGCCGCACCAGCTTTTACCGCACCAGTAGTGGTATCCGCAAATACTTTCTGACCTTTAGTAACTGCAACTGCCGCCTGTACGAAGAAATCGCCTTTCTTCTGTACGCTTACGTTACCGCCAGCAGGAACGTAATTGATAGCATCGGCATCAGTATTGAGTACGTAAGCAACTTCACGAACAACGAAACCCAGCGGTGCGCCGCTACCACTCGGATTTACCTGCCCTGCATCGGTAGCATCTTCCCAGCAGAAACCACCAACGGGAACGTTTACTTTAGCGATATAACCTTTTGCAGTGCTTACAATCGGATTTGCTGCGGCGTATGCACCCGGTAAACCGACAGCAGGCACGAGATTAACTTTATTCTGAAAATTAGCCATGTTTTAATCTCCTTTCAATCATTTACGGATTTTATTCAGGGCTTTCATGTATTTGCCCATGGAATCATCCAGTTCGCCGCCAATCATAGCGGAATCAGAAGCCATCGCAGGACGGCTGGAACACATAATATCAACCATGCCAGCATATGCACTTGCAGGATATTTCTTTACCGCAATGCCATTCTTTTCCAATGCGAATTTGTAAATCGCTTCGGCAGAATCAAACGCAAACGGGTCGGAAATCTCGCCAACCAGCGGACGAACCTTTTTAGCCGCTGCATTGATACCACGCATCTTTGCCATCATAGAGTCCTGAATCTTCTTCATAGAATCTTCTCCCAATGCTTTTTCCATGCCCTCGCGTTCATGGTCGGCATCAATCTTTTCGGGGTCAGCTTTTTCCCGTTTTTCGCCATACTTGACGCCCAGCTCGAAAGCCACTTTGAATTTCGGGTCTTTCATCAACTCGTCAAGATTGTCTTCATCAACAGGCAGTTCCTCATCCTTGCAAGCGTCCTCGGTATCTTCCTTTGCTTCATCAAGGCGTTTCTCCATGCCCTCGGCTTCGTGTTCGGAATCCAGCTTTTTAGGCTCTTCCTTTTCCAGTTCCTCGCCGTACTTCACGCCTTCTGCAAAAGTGGGGTCATCATCTTTGGCTTCGCCCATCTTTTCCAGTTCTGCCTTTGCCGCAGCTTTTTCTTCATCAGATGCCAACGGCATGAATTTCGCAGGAAATTCGTCGATAGGAATTCCATTCATCATACTATTCTTTCTCCTTTCGTTTTCATTGCTATATTTAACAGCATCCATGCTGTCAGCAACCTTTACATCGTGTCCCGCCCGTCCCTCGGGAACAAGCGCAACGTGATTGCCTTTAATATTCCGCATAATCAAGTCGTAATGCACTTTTGAGCCATCTACTTCGGTAAATTCCCCCGAAGTAAAATCGGGGTCATAAGAGTAACAACAGCTTATTTCAGCCGCCTGCCCATCTTCGATATACCCGATAGCCTGTGCATCCGTAACTGTCATGCTATTTTTTAAATAAGGTGTTTCAAATACCGCATCCGTCCCCACACTACCGACTACCCATTCTTTAGCAGGTTTTTCAGCATTGATTTCATGATGTTCTAACAAAAGCGGTAAACCATTGAAAGTTTTAGCCGCCTTTTCCAGTTCATCGGCAGGACGCAATGCGTAGTAGATTTTCTCGGGGTCGAATCCGTGCTCATCGCTGAACGGAATCTCTTTCCCTAAATACGGATTTACAGTTGCTTTTGAAATTGGAGTTAACGCAACGTGTAAAAATCCATTATCATCTTTCGTCCTCATGCTCGGCTTTGCATCAAGGACGATATTGTGTTTATTCATGCTCGATTACCTCCTTTCTGTGGAGATTGCCATATAAAAACCGCCACCCAAAAATGAATAGCGGTTATTATAAAAATCAACAGTGTAAAATCGCTTGTATTGCGTTTGAAATTGTTTGTTAGTGTAATTTATCATGCAAGCGGTTAAAATGCGCTATAAACAGTTTTACAGCGTTTTAAAAGCATTTTCGCTTGTGTGGTTTAAATTGCTTTTATTCTGTGCCGGGGAAAATTGCTTGGAACGTACACATGCAGTAAATCAACTGCCCCGGCAATACATATTCGCCTACATCGGAGTCGTATAATCCTTTATCTAAATCAAACGTCTGCCCATCAAAATCAATATGAGTGATACGGCTTGTTTTTTCTCCCGGTATGTGAATCCATTCGCCTTTTGTTGCGCCGTATGCTTTTGCATTGCTCATAGCCATTTGTTGCGTAACCGTTTGTACTTGGTCTTTAGCAATCAAATCAGCTCTGCGCTCTGCACGTTTTAGCGCATCTTCTTCAGATTCACCCGCTTTTCTGTTAACAATAGGGTGATCGAATTTATCCTTTATAGCTTCATGTATTGCCGCCCTATCGCCGCCACGTTCCACTGCATCACGCACAATATCCTGTACATCATTCAGATAGTGCATCGGTATCGTTTTTATGAGGTTTACGCTTTCTTCCACAAATTTTGCAATCTCTGCTTTCTGTGCGTCCGTGTAATTTGGTGTTAACGCAAACCCCATATTTTTTAATTGTTTCTGTACATCTTTCCTTGTGCGTTTCTGTGTTTTATCTGCCAACCATTCAGCCATCTGTTTCGCTCTGCGTTCAAATTCCTTTTTCCATTTTTCACGCAGTTTCTTCATAACAGATTGCAGGTCACGTAACATACCATCGTTAGCCTTATCACTGTACAGCAAAAGAATCTCTGAACGTGTTTCCTCATTCATCGCCCGTATTAACTTTTTTATTTCTCGCCGGTACCTTGCAGTATACCCTGCATTGGGGTACATTCGCCCAAAAGTTACCCGTTGCGGTTTCATCTAATCACCACTTCTTTTTCTTCGGGGATATCCAAAGACGGAAAATCATCCTCACGATCAGTTAACGTATTGTAACCGCTGTTTGCATCACCAAT